TCAGAAAATTTTTGGTGTTTCCTCTAGTTTCTTGAGGAATAACCTTTTTGGTATGAGCAATCAATACTATTTGATGGACCTGTTTTCTTTCTCATCAGGTTCGGCATTTAGTTTTGGTAATTTTGACTTAACAAATTACTATATGATTAAACAGCACTTTGAAACTATTGATATGGTTATCAATACAGGTGCGTTTGTTGAGTATAGATTTAATAAAAGACAAGATAGATTATATGTAGATATTGATAAATCTAGAATTATAGAAGATCAATATTTACTTATTGATTGCTATAGATACCTGGATCCAGATGTACATACTCAAGTTTATAATGATAGTTTTGTAAAGAGATATGCTACTGCTCTCATGAAGAGGCAGTGGGGTCAAAACTTGATTAAATATAACAACGTTTCACTTCCTGGTGGCATTAATCTTAATGGTCGCCAACTATGGGAAGACGGAAACAGAGAAGTTCGTGAGTTGGAATCTAGAATGATGATAGATTATTCACTCCCACCAATGGATATGATCGGATAAAATGCCTACCAGTTCCTATTTCCCAAGTTACTACGGCGGTACTAGTGGCGAGCAAGGTCTCGTCCAAGATCTTGTGGACGAACAAATTAAATTGTTCGGCACGGATATCTACTACATGCCTAGAACTATTCTTAGAGATAATACTCTAGATGATATTATCTACAACAAATATACAGAGCAGTTTCAAATTGAAATGATGCTGCAGAATGTAGAAGGTTTTGGGTCTCCATCAGAATTTATCAGTAAATTTGGACTTCGTATTACAGACGAAGTTAGATTTTCTGTGTCACAAAGAAGATGGGATGAAGAAGTAACTGAACATAATCCAACATTAACTGTTGATGGAAGACCCAATGAAGGAGATCTTCTTTATTTTCCACTGACTAAAGATCTCTATGAAATTAAATTTGTAGAAAGAGAAGATCCTTTTTATCAGTTAGGTAAGGTCTACTACTATACAATGACTGCTGAAATCTATGAGTATGGTAGTGATGACATCTCTACAGGAGTTGCAGAGATTGATGTAATTGAGACTCTGTTTAGTAATTCTATTGCTCTCACTATGGCAGTCGGTGGTACTGGAGACTTTACCATCGGTGAAGCAGTTACAGGATCAACCACAGGCACAGAAGCAGAAGTAAAATCTTGGGATGCTGGCACAAGAGTTTTACAAGTCATCAACAGAACTGGTACATTTGCTACTGGTGAAGCTATGACTGGGAATGACAGCGGTGCTGTTCATGTAGTCGGAACGTTTGACACTCTAAATAATACCAACAGCGAATATGATCAAAATAGAGTCATTGAAACTGCTGCTGATGACATAATTGATTGGACTGAGGGCAACCCTTTCGGTGAATCAGGTAACTTTACAGGTAGTATCTAATGTTTGGGTCACATTTTTACAACGAAATTATTCGTAGAAATATTGTTGGGTTTGGAACCCTATTCAATAACATTTCTTTGAAGAAAGTTGATCCTACTGACGGAACTACTGTTCTTGAGGAAGAAAAAGTTCCTCTGGCATATGGTCCTAAGCAGAAATTTTTGACACGTCTAGAACAAAATCCAGATGTTGATAGAAAAATTGCTATCACACTACCACGTCTTTATTTTGAAATGACTGGTATTGATTATGACGCCGCTCGTAAAACATCTCCTATTCAAAAATATAGAACCATCATTCAAAATGATGGCACAGAAGTAAAGGAACAATATGTTCCTGTTCCTTATAACATTGATTTTGAACTTGGTATTATTGCGAAGTCTCAAGATGACGGACTTCAGATTCTTGAGCAAATTTTACCATACTTTCAACCATCATTTAATATTACTATTAACATGATCCCAGACATGGATGAGAAAAAAGATGTTGCTATTACATTAAACAATGTCAGTTATGAGGATGAATGGGATGACAATTTTCTTGAGCGCAGATATATCACATGGATTTTATCGTTTACTGCTAAGTCTTACATCTACGGACCATTTGATCAAACAAGTGTTATTAAGAAAGCAATTGTATATGAAGGACTTGGAACTTCTGTACCAAATAGAACTACAAAAGTTACTTACACACCTAGAGCACTGGAAGATAAGAACAGCGATGGAAACATCGATGCTCTGGATGATGCACTACTAACATCTTCAGATGACTTTGGATTTAATGAAGGCATTGAACTACTATGAGCAAACTTGAGGATAATATGGAAGATCTATTTGACATTGAAATTGAATCTACTGCTATCGAACCATCTAAACCAGTACCACCAACATCAGATAAAGACGACCAGACAAAAGATTACGAATATACCAGAGGGTCTTTGTACTCGCTCATAGACAAGGGCAGAGAGGCGCTAGACGGGGCGTTAGAGGTTGCTCAGGAGTCAGGGCACCCTAGAGCGTATGAAGTCGCTGTGAACGCCATGAAGCAGGTAGCAGACGCTACTGATAAACTTCTAGATCTACAGAAGAAGATGAAAGATCTAGAAGCACCCACAAAGAACTCTGTCAATAACAAGACCACAAACAATTTATTTGTTGGTAGCACAGCAGACCTACAGAAAATGCTCAAGCAAATAAATAAACAAGAAGAGTCGGAATAAATATGAAGTCTTTTAAACAACTACGTATTGACATCACCGAAGCAGCAGCCTGGACCAAAAAGTCAGGAAAGAAAAAGTCTGGAGGACTCAACGAAAAAGGACGAAAGTCTTACGAAAAGGAAAATCCAGGATCTGACCTCAAAGCACCAAGCAAAAAGGTTGGAAACCCCCGTAGGAAATCATTCTGTGCTCGAATGAAGGGCATGAGAAAGAGGCAGAAAAAATCTAATAACACAGGTGATGATCGCCTGTCAAAATCATTGAGAGCTTGGAATTGTTAATCATGACTGAAAAAAAACCAATCAAAAAAGATTACGATGGACCATTGTATGCTCCGTGGTCTAAAGTAGTTGCTGGTAAGAAAGCATTTCAAGATAAGAACATAAAACGTAGCTGACTGATACAATTTATTCCACTACATACACTATAATGTTTGTAGTGGAATATTATCATGCTTGGCATATATGTAATCGTCACTCTCATTATTCTCATGGTAGCGTATGCTGGCATAGAAGAAACTATTCGCTTATTTGCTTATACTGATCTGGTGATCAGATATCAGTGGATCAAATTTAGAATGTTTATGATGAGACGTAAATTAGAACAACAACTAATAAAGGACTTACCAGACTACAACAAACTCATAAAGGAACTGAAAGATGACCAACGATAAGGAACTGTCTAGTCTCAAACTTGAGAGAAAAGAATGTCCTAAATGTGGTGCTACTTGGATTAACGGCAAGCATGTGTTTAGAGGCACTGCCGCATCATACGACAAGAGTGAACTAGACCTCGCTGGTCTTGTCTGTAATAAACTAGGCAACGAGGAATGTATCAACCCATCAAAAGGAAAGGAAGGCGGAACTACTTGGGAATATCGTTCTGGTTTCATTGATGGTGCTTATGCACAAAAGAAAAAAACAATGGAAGATCTGCGCGATCAATTTGGAGACCTATAAATAGTAGTGGTGAACTAGTTTTTTATGGCAACCGATCAGATTTATCTTGGCAATCCGCTACTAAAAAAAGCAAACGTCAAGATTGACTTTACACCTGAACAGGTTAAAGAATTTATCAAGTGCAAGAACGATCCGATATATTTCACTAAGACTTATGTCCAGATCGTTTCACTCGATGAAGGTCTGGTGCCATTTAAAATGTGGGACTTCCAGGAAGAGTTGATTAGGAAGTTCCATGCAAATAGATTTAACATTGCAAAACTACCACGACAGACTGGTAAGTCAACTACTGTTGTGTCTTATCTTTTACACTATCTCATTTTTAACGATAGTGTTAACGTAGGTATTCTAGCAAACAAAGCATCAACAGCGCGAGATCTTTTAGCAAGATTAGCTACAGCATATGAGAATCTACCTAAGTGGATTCAGCAGGGCGTGGTAGTATGGAACAAAGGTAACATTGAGTTAGAGAATGGCAGTAAAATATTGGCAGCTTCTACATCTGCATCTGCTGTCCGAGGCATGTCGTTTAACATCATCTTTCTCGACGAGTTCGCTTTCGTCCCAAATCACATTGCTGACTCGTTCTTTGCCTCTGTTTATCCTACTATCACTTCTGGTAAATCAACAAAAGTAATTATCATTTCTACCCCACAGGGTATGAACCACTTCTATAAGATGTGGCAGGATGCTGTTAATGGCAGAAACGATTACACATATCATGAAGTCCACTGGTCGCAGGTTCCTGGAAGGGACGCTAAGTGGAAAGAAGAAACTATTAAGAACACATCCCAACGTCAGTTCACGCAAGAATTTGAGTGCGAGTTTCTGGGATCTGTTGATACGTTGATCTCTTCTGCTAAGTTGAAAGCATTAGCATTTGACGAACCTATTACTAGAAACAAGGGTCTCGATATTTACGAGAAACCAAAAGAAAAAAATGAATACTTGCTGACAGTTGACGTAAGTCGTGGCATTGGTGGAGACTACTCTGCTTTTATTGTGTATGATATTACTACAGTGCCATACAAGATTGTAGGAAAGTATAGAAATAATGAAATCAAACCTATGCTGTTCCCTAACGTTATTAATGACGTTGCCAGAGCATATAATAATGCGTGGGTATTATGTGAAGTTAATGATGTTGGAGATGGTGTAGCATCTATTCTAAACTATGATCTAGAATATCCTAACGTTCTTATGTGTGCTATGAGAGGACGTGCTGGTCAAATTGTTGGTCAGGGATTCTCAGGTAACAAGACACAACTTGGTGTCAAGATGAGTGTGACAGTTAAGAAGGTTGGTTGTGCAAACCTCAAACAGATTATTGAAGATGACAAACTTATCTTCAATGACTACGAAATTATATCAGAACTTACCACGTTCATTCAGAAGAAACAATCCTTTGAAGCTGATGAAGGATTCCATGATGACTTGGTAATGTGTATGGTAATCTTTGCTTGGTTAGTTCAGCAAGATTACTTTAAAGAACTAACAGACAATGATGTTCGTCAACGTATCTACCAAGAACAAAAGAATCAGATTGAACAGGATATGTCACCATTTGGATTTATCACTACAGGTCTAGAAGGTGACGAAGGATTTGTAGATGATGGAACTGTCTGGCAATATGGCGATACACAAGAAGATGTTTCATACATGTGGGACTACCGATGAACTTAGACGATCAGTTTAGATTAGATCATTTGCTTCTGAAGGAAAGAAAATGTAGGACATGCGATAAAACTAAAAGTTTGTTAGATGACTACTATTTGATAAGAAGAGTCAGGGGAGATCTTCCTTCATCATACTCATATGAATGTAAAGATTGCACGATAGAACGTGTGCTGAAGACAAGACAAAAAGGTAGACCTATAAAAGATGTATATCCAGACTGGTAGTGTGTTCATGCATTGTTTCCCCACTCAAAGAGTTCAAAATAATAAATAATTTTAGATTAAATTTGGACATACCAAGGAGAAAAACATGGCAAGTCAAGTCTCGCCTGGAATTTTAATCAAGGAGCGTGACCTTACTAATGCTGTCGTGACAGGTGCGTTGGCTATTAGAGCTGCACACGCCTCATCTTTTGCTAAGGGACCAATCGGCGAAATTGTTAACATTAATACTCAAAAAGAACTGGTCGATACATTCGGCGAACCAGGATCTTATGCTGAGGACTGGATGGTTGCATCCGAGTTCATGAACTATGGCGGTAGACTCGCTGTTGTTCGCACAGAAAGTAGTGGAGCACTCAATGCAGTGACTGGTGCTGCTGGCGTTCTGATCAAGAACGAAGAAGACTGGATGGGCGGAACGGGAAGTGCTGAAGTTTTTGCTGCAAGATCTGCAGGAACTCACGGCAACTCACTCGTAGGAGTTCTAGTTGACGCAGGTGCTGATTACATCGTAACTCTAGCATCCGATCCTGCTAACGTAACATTGAATGCAGGAGATTCCCTAGCATTCGGTGCAGTAACCGCAACTGTAATCAGTGGCGACTGGACTGCACTAGTTGTTAAAGCAGACGGTGCTATCACAAGCGCAAGCGTTCTAACTGACGGTGGCGCAACCGTAGCAGTTTCTGCTGCTAAAGACTGGTATCTGAACACTTCAGTTGAAGGTGTTTCACTATCGGCAATCGGACCTCGCCCTGCTTCAACTCAGTTTGGACTGGACAATGGATTCTCTGGCGATGCAGTTCACTTTGCTGTTATCGATAGAGTTCAAGGAACATTGGTAGAAAGATTTACATATCTTTCAAAACTAACTGATGCCAAAGACGAAGAAGGTGGCAACATCTACTACAAGTCTGTAATCAACGAACAGTCAAGATTCATTTTCCAAGGTGCTGCTCCTGCTACAGATGCAAACCTAGGCGGAACAATTGTTCTTGGAACTGCTTCAACTGCAACTGCTGGCGCATTCGTTCAGTTCGGTGGATTCAACGACAGACTTGGATTTGGTGCTGATGGATCAGGTTACACATCTGGTCAGTTTGGCGAAGCAATGGACCTCTTCCTTGATACTGAAGAGACCGATATCGATTTCGTTCTCATGGGTGGATCCATGGCAAGCG